AAAGAGAAAGAACAGCGTGGTCAACAACCGAATAACCCTGAAACAGAGCAAGCAGAGCGTCGCAACCAAGCGTTTGATCGCTTCCTGCGCTGTGGTTTTGGTGAACTGACTGCTGAAGAGCGTCAAGCGGTAAAAGAAATCCGCGCTCAAGGCACCTCACCTGATGAAAAAGGGGGTTACACTGTTCCTACTCAGATGTTAAATAAGATTGTTGATCAAATGAAAGCCTATGGTGGTATCGCAAGTGTGGCTCAAATTTTATCAACTGCCACAGGTCAAGATATTACGTGGTCAACATCTGATGGTACTAATGAAGAAGGTGAATTACTGGGCGAAAATACCGCAGCAGGTGAGCAAGATGTTGAGTTTGGCACCGCCATTTTAGGAGCCAAAAAATTAACATCGAAAATCATCCGTGTATCCAATGAGCTACTGCAAGATAGTGGTGTGGATATTCAAGCGTATCTGGCTTCACGTATTGCTCAACGCATTGGTCGTGGGGAAGCAAAATACTTAATTAAAGGTACTGGCACAGGAACACCTCAACAACCTTCAGGTTTGGAAACTGCGGTGACAGGTACGGTTGAGGCATCAGGTGCGTCATTAAGCTGGAAAGATATTGCCGAATTAGAACATGCTATTGATCCTGCTTACCGCAATAGCCCTAAATTCCGTCTTGCCTTTAATGATGATACGTTGAAAAATCTAAAATTAATGGAAGATGCGCAAAAGCGTCCTTTATGGCTTCCGTCTATTTCAGGTGTTGCACCTGCTCAAATTTTAGGTATGCAGTATGTTGTGGATCAGGCCATCGACAAAATGGAAGCCGGTAAAAAATTTATCTTCTGTGGTGACTTTGACCGCTTCATTTTACGCCGTGTGACCTACATGACGTTAAAACGTTTGGTTGAACGTTATGCTGATTATGACCAAACTGCGTTCTTAGCCTTCCATCGTTTTGACTGTGTTCTTGAAGATACTTCTGCAATTAAAGCGCTGGTGGGTAAAAGCGCGACAAAATAGTTTTAAATAACACCGAGTCAATCAAGTACCGCTTAATTGCGGTTTTTTTGTGCCTGCGATCTGGATGGTCGCAGGTATTGGGGGATTTATGCCACTACCCACACTAGAAAAATTGAAGCGACAATGCCGCATTGATGATGATTACACGTTAGAAGATGAGTTATTAATACAATATCTTGGGGCATCGAAAAAACGCGCGGAAACCTATATCAATCGTACATTATACGAAAAAGATGTACCTGCAAATGATCCTGACGGTCTAATTATTACTTCTGATATTGAATTGGCATTAATGATTGCAGTGAGCTATTTCTATGAATACAGAGAAAGCGCATCGATACCTTCCGCATTCTATGCACTACTCGATCCTTACCGTTATATCAATTTATAAGGTGTGTTATGAAAATAGGTAAGCTTCGACATCGTATTACTTTTCAAAGATATGTATCAGAGCGATTACCATCAGGCCAACCTCACAATAAATGGATTGATATTGCGACAACGTGGTGCGAAGTAAAACATCTTTCTGGTCGTGAGCTGATATCCGCTAATGCTGAAATGTCAGAGGTTACTGTTAGAGTGTGGATGCGTTATCGACCCGACATTAACAGTACCTGCAGAATGGTTTGGCGTGAGCAAATTTATGACATTCAGTCAGTCATCCCTGATGAGAAATTGACTCGATTAGAATTGCTATGCAAACAAGGAGTTAAACAATCATGACTTTGGATTTCTCCGATCTACTCGACTTATCAAGAGAGTTAGATGTTTTAAGCCGAGCTGAAAGTCATCAAGCGATGCGAAAAGCAACCAATGCGGCCGCAACGTTATTACGTGATGAAATCAGAACGTCCGCACCACGAAATACGGGAAAATTAGCACGAAATATAGTGACCCGTAATCACAGAATGCGCAATAAAGGCGAGGTTTCTTCGGGCGTTTATGTTCGAGGAAGTAACGCATCAGGCACAAACAGTGATACCTCGATGAAAAGTGATCATCCTAACAATGCCTTTTATTGGCGCTTTCTTGAAGAGGGCACTTCTAAAATGGCGCCGAGGCCTTTTATACGTCCCACTTTTGATCGTGAATCGGATAAGGCAGCCAATTTAGCCATTAGCGAATTAAATAGAGCGATTGATGAGGCGCTAGGAAAATGACAGAGGCGGATATCTACGCAATTTTATCACCTGTTGTATTACCTGATAAAGTTTTTCCGTATGTTGCTCCACAATCAAACCCTGCAATAACAGCGCCTTGGTGTGTCTTCTCTTTGTACGATGTCAAAGGCGATGTACTGAAGGGGCAAGCCGAAACGATGACGAATATTCAGGTTGATGTTTATGCCGATACGATTGATGAGGCGAGAACGCTTCGCTTGTTATTTGCTAATTCATTAACAAAATTAAGCCCTGTTGAAATTTCAGAAAAACAAGGCTACGAGCCAGATACAGGATTGTTTAGAGCAACATTTGAATGCCAAGTTTGGCAATAGCATCGCCTTATTATTCACACTAAAGCCACCTTCGGGTGGTTTTTTTATGCCAATAGGAAATGATCATGTCTAGTAAATATGAAAAAACACAAGGCACTAAAATCAGTGTCTCGAAATTACCCGCAACAGAAGTTAACCCAGCTGATGCGGTATTTTTAGGGATTTCTTGTTCAACAAAAGAGATCAGTTATACCGGTGGGCAGAAATCAGATATTGATGTCACCACGCTCTGTTCTGAGGAGCAAGAAGTTACCAATGGATTATCTGCACCTGCAGAGCTCACCATTAATGGTAATTTCACCGATGATGAAGGCCAAGAAACATTACGTACCGCGTATGAAAATGATGAAGTTCATGCCTTTAAAGTGGAGTTCCCTTCGGGTATTGGCTATGCCTTTTTAGCCGAAGTGCGTCAAAACAGTTGGAGTGTTTCTACTTCGGGTGTGGTTTCCGCTTCATTTACCCTACGTTTAAAAGGTAAATCTAAGCCGATTAAAAACGGGACTGTTAATTTAAATAAAGGTAGCGAATAACCATGAAAAAACCGTCATTAAAGTCACTGGCTTTAAGTGAAAAGAATGCCTTTCGCACAAAGAAAGTGAATGTTGCTGAATGGGAAAATGCGGTCGTCATGCTTCGTGAGCCGTCATCACCTGCGTGGATGAAATGGCGTGAAATTATTCATCATGATAATGCAGAGGATGAACATTCGTTATCTGACATTGAAATTGCACAACGTAATTTACGTGCCGATGTTGTGATGTTTATTGATGTGTTGCGTGATGAAAACGGGGAGGTCGTTTTTGATGAATCAGACATCAACGATGTGATGGCTATTTATGGTCCAGTACATTCTCGTTTATTAAAACAAGCGCTCGATTTAACTATTTCGGTTGATGATGCAGAAAAAAAGTAGCCCAGCCTGATACTTTCTTTTTAATGACATTGGCGCTCCGCATGGGGCGCACTCTTGATGAACTCACTCGCCAAATGAGCTTGAGTGAACTTCGGATGTGGATGGCTTTTGATCGCATTAATCCCATCGGTGATATTCGTAGTGATATTCAAACAGCACATATCGTTTCTTCTATTTATCACTCTCAAGGCGGTAAATGCACGCTTTCTGATGTGCTTTTACGGTGGGATCCCAAAGCAACCCAAGAAAGTGATGATAGTTCTAATGGGTTAGAGAATTTCTTTCAGTCTATTTCAGAAAATTAATTATTTTTGCGAGGATAAAATGGCAAAACTGCGTGAACTGATTATTAAAATTTCTGCTAATTCTTCCTCGTTTCAATCTGAAATAGCGCGGGCTTCGCGTATGGGAGAAAACTATTATCGGATCATTGAGCAAGGCGGACGACGCGCCAGTGGCGCATCTCGTGAAATGCAACGCGCTATCCATGATCTAAATGGTGAATTATCGTCCATTAAAAATACCGTATCAGGCGTTGCGGGTGCATTTGCAGGGGCTTTTGCAACACAGCAACTTATCAATTATGCAGACACATGGAGTCAACTCAGCGGTCGATTAAAATTAGCGTCTACGTCGATGGAAGATTTTAAGCAAGCACAGCAAGAGTTAATGACGCTGAGCCAAAGAACGGGCACATCGATTGCAGCGAATACGAATCTATACAGCCGTGTTGCACAATCCATGCGTGATGCGGGGTATGCTTCAAGTGATGTTGCGAAAGTCACCGAAACCATTGCAACTTCATTAAAACTCTCTGGCGCCAGCGCTGAAGAAACCAGCTCTGTTATTACACAGCTAAGCCAAGCATTAGGTTCGGGTGTTCTTCGTGGTGAAGAGTTTAATGCTGTCATGGAGAATGGTGGTCGATTAGCAAAAATGCTGGCTGATGGTATGGGAACAACGATTGGTGGTCTGCGTGAAATGTCGCAAAGCGGACTACTCACGATGGATAAAATTGTTCCTATCCTGACGAATACGCAACAGTTACGAGCTGAGTTTGATCAATTACCAGCCACGGTAAGTGGGTCTGCACAGAAGATTGAAAATGCGTTCATAGCATGGATTGGCAATGTTAATGAAACATCAGGTGCTACTCGCACACTATCAACCGCAATGGAAGGGATCGCGAACAATATTGATGGTATAGCCTCTGTTTCTGGTGTGTTAATTGGTCTAGGTCTGGCGCGTTATTTTGGCGGGCTGACAACGAGTGTGGCGAATGCAACCATTGGGGTTGCGCGTGCAACAAAAAATGAAATCGCCTTAGCTCAAGCTCAGTTACAAGGTATTAAAATATCAACGGCTCGAGCAAGGGTAGCAGTCTATCGAGCACAGCAAGCTAGAGCTTCAGCACAAAGTGCCGAGCAACAAGCATTAGCTGAACGTCGATTAGCTTCCGCGCAGGCAACATTAAATCGAAATATATCAGCAAGGCGCACTGCTCAAGAGAATCTTAATCGAATCACCTCGACAGGATCTCGATTAATGAGTGGTGCCATGGGGCTAATAGGTGGGATACCCGGACTCGTGATGGCAGGTGCTTCTGCTTGGTACATTATGTATCAGAATCAAGAGGAAGCGAGGCGTTCTGCTCGTGAATATGCTGAAACTATTAATCAGGTACAAGAGAATTTAAGAAAGATGTCTCTTCCTGATGTATCTGACAATTACGATAAAACGAACGATTCACTCACTGAACAAAATAGGCTGGTTACAGAGCAAAAAGGTAAAGTTGATGATCTAGAGAAACAAATTAGAGGTTACCAGCAGATACTTGCATCACCTGGTCCTAAGATGGGTGATTTCATGATAAATCATTTAACTAGTGAAGCTGATGTTGTTAATCAATTAGCTGAAGCTGAAAAAGATCTTGCAGCAGAAAAAGAACGCCTCATTCAAATGCAAGAGAAATCGACAGGAATTCAGTCAGCATTAAAAAACATTGAAGAACAACGAGTATTTTTAATTCGACAACAGGCTTCAGAGCAAAATAAAGCCCATCAAGCCTTGTTGTTCATGAATGCTGAACAAACTAAATTCAATCAGATCATGAATATTGGTAACAACATGCTCGCTACTCGGCAGGCACTAGTCAATTTTCCTATGCGTATTCCTAATGCACCATTAGATGATAAACAGCAGACGCTAATAAATAACTCTGAGCGAGATAAAATTCTCTCTTCATTAACGGGTGAAGCTAGAGTTATTAAACAGGCCGAATTTTCTGCCGATGATGTGGGGTTAACCAACACGCCAGAACATGCCGAAAATCGCCAGAAATATATTAATAACCTAGTGACAGCTTTTCAAAATCGAGAAAAGCTAAATGAATCTCTTAAAACAGGAAAGGCAACACAAAGCGCCTATGAAAAAGCGCAAAAAGAAGCTGAAAGAACCGCAGAACAATATGAGCGGAAGATAGCAGATTTAAGTGTGGCAACAGAGGTTCAGAAGGTTAGGGCTTCACAAGGCGAAAAAGCCGCTTCTCTTTATGCAGCATCACATGAAAATGGGGCTAAATGGACTGATAAGCAAAGAGAAGCGATTGAACGTTCATCTGTCGCTCTCGCAGAATGGACGCAAAAAGCTGATGATGCCGTGAAAAAGCATCGTGATATGGAAGAGGCTCGTAAAAAACTGCAAGAAGCCACAGTCAAATTTAACGATGAAGCTACGTTAGCGACTCAAACCAATAGCATGAGTTCAAGAGAAAAAAGCTACTTTGAAGAAAGCCAGCAAATAGACCGTATCTACAATGAATCTGCGAAGAAAACAGAAGATATTGAAGCCAGATCTAAAGCATTAGATGCATTAGATCTTAAGTATCGAAATATAGCGCTCGCTGAATCTGACTGGACCGCAGGTATAACGCGAGGAATGAAAGATTGGGTTCAAGAAAGCGGTAACTACGCTGCTCAAACAGCCTCTGTCGTGCAAAATGCGATGGGAGGAATGGTTGACACAATCAGCGATAAATTAAATGGCAATAAAGCCAGTTGGAAAGATTGGTCTGTTAGCGTGTTGAATTCTATTCAGAATGTACTCATTAATGCGGCAATAGTGAATAGCCTGAATACAATGGCCGGTGCTGGTGGTTGGATGGGCGCTGTTGGTGGATTTTTAGGTGGTGTTGCTCATGCTAAAGGTGGGGTACATAGTTCAGAAAGTCTAGGTTCTTATAGTAATCAGATCGTTAGCTCACCCACTTATTTTGCCTTTGCTAAGGGGGGCGCGCCTAATCTCGGACTCATGGGTGAGGCAGGGAGTGAGGCTATAATGCCATTAACTCGAACTGCAGATGGCAACTTAGGGGTTAGAGTTGTTGGTGGTAATAATCAGGGCGCTCCTTCAGCACCTCAGGTTTACATTACCATTGATGGTAACGGTAATTCAGAAACTCAATCAACGAATGGATTCGAGCAGTTTGGTGCGGAGATTGGCCGATTTGTTGATAGCCGTTACCGAGAGTTAATGTCTAAAGATATTAGGCCGGGTGGTTTAATTTGGAATGCAACTCGAGGAGGCCGTTAAAAATGGAAACATTCACTTGGTGTCCACGTATAAACCCGACTGAAGATGTCTCTTACAACACAAGGAAAGTCAAGTTTGGGGATGGTTATGAACAAGTTTCTGGTAATGGTTTAAATTCACGCAGTCAGAAATGGTCAATGGAGTTTGTGGGGGATGAAGACTACATTTCAGTTATCCGTCACTTTATTGATAAACATGCAGGAATAAAGTCATTTTTCTGGAAACCGCCTCTTGAGCCACTTGGATTGTATCGTTGTGATGAACACAAACTCATTCCGAACGGTGCAGGAAATTACACCCTTTCTTTGGTTTTTATTCAGGCATTTAAATCATGATCACAGCCGATTATCAAAAATTAGAGCCGGGCAATACTGTCCGGCTTTTTGAAGTTGATGGTACAGAATTTGGTGTTCCTAATATTCTGAGATTCCATGCATACAATATTCCTATCACGGAAGAGGAAATGCAAAAAGCTAAAGGAGAAATAGAGGCTAAGTCCATTTGGTGGCAAGGGAATGAATATGGGGCATGGCCAGTTAAAATAGAAGGGTTAGAGTCCTCTACAACGGGATCTAGTGCTAATCCTAAACTATCAGTGGCTAATTTAGATAGCTCAATAACCGCATTATGTCTGCATTATGATGATATGTTGAAAGCAAAAGTGATTATTCACGATACCCTTTCTCATTATCTCGATGCGGAGAATTTTAGTGATGGGAATGCTTATGCAGATCCCACCCAAGAGCGAGTATCTGTCTTTTATATTGATAGTAAAAGTGCAGAAACAAATGAATTTGTTGAGTTTATACTGGCAAGTCCAATGGATTTACAAGGTGTAATGATACCTACTCGGCAACTACATTCAATGTGTACGTGGTGTTTACGAGGGCAATATAAATCGGGAGATGGGTGTGATTATGCAGGGCAAAATGGTTATTTTGATAAACAGGGTAATCCTGTTGACGATCCATCACTAGATAAGTGCAGTGGTTTATTGAAAACGGGGTGTGTGCCTCGATTCGGTAAAAATAATCCTCTTCCTTTTGGTGGTTTTGTCGGAACCTCGTTGTTACGGAAATAATAATGATGCAAAAGAAAATACGAGAGGCGATATTTTCTCATGCAAAAAAGGAATATCCCAAAGAAGCATGTGGCGTTATCGTACAAAAATCCAGAGTAAAGACGTATTTACCTTGTGTAAATGTAGCTACAACACCTCAAGAACACTTCGTTATTTCTCCTCAAGACTATGCATTATGTGAAGACCAAGGCGTCGTTATTGGTATTGTTCATAGTCATCCAGATGCCACAACTCAACCTTCTGAGTTAGATCAGGCTCAATGTGATGCACTGGGTATCCCTTGGTATATTGTCAGTTACCCCGAAGGGGATTTTCGTGAAATTCTTCCTAGAGGCGAACTTCCTCTTATTGGCCGTCCATTTGTGCTTGGTTTTACGGATTGTTGGGGGCTAATAATGAGTTATTTTAAGCAAACACATAATATTGTATTACCTGATTATCGTGTTGATTATCCATGGTGGGAGCAAGGTGAAGATCGCTATATGGATAATTGGCAAGAAGCGGGGTTTGTGAAAGTAGAAGGTGAACCACAAGCAGGCGATATGGTTGTTATGCAGGTTCAATCCAATGTTGCAAATCATGCCGGTATTATTCTGGATGATGGTATGTTGTTGCATCACCTTTATGGGCGATTAAGCCAACGAGTTCCTTATGGTGGTTATTGGCGAGATAGAACGGTTATTATTTTAAGAATTAATAAAAGTCTACATGAAGAGGGTTTATCGTGAAAAATCTATTATCATTTTTAATTATGACATTATTGGCACTACCTAGTTTTGTGTATGCACAAAAACAATCTGATGATAAAAAAATTGACTATCGTCCATTAACTCAAGAAGAAGAAATAACAATCAAAGCATGGGTATCCAATGGGTTAAAAGATGGGGAAAGCGCGAAATTCAAATTAAGCGAAAGAGTCATCTCTATTAATAATGAGCCTGAATATATATATTGCGGGTTAGTTAACGCAAAAAATTCTTATGGAGCATATTCTGGTTGGGTTGTTTTTAAAAGTTTTGTAACTAAAAATGCTTACAATAAATTAATTGCACTTACGGACGTAGGGCAAAAAATGGGCGTAGATCCAGCTATGCAAATAGGTGATGGTAAATTTTATGAACAGGTATTATTTGACACCTGTACATCTAAAGGATATTTCAAAGGAAACTATTTAAACGAAGATTTAATAGGAAGAAAGTAAGGAAGATATAACCTTATATTTCTTATGCCTACCCGCCAAGTGCGGGTTTTTTTGTGGAGTTTTTATGCAAGAAGAAAAGATGGTAACAATAGAGTTAAGCGGAATATTAGGAAAAACATTTGGTAAAACTCATCAGCGCATAATTACGACAACATCAGAAGCAATCAGAGCACTTTGTTGTACCTTAAATGGATTTGAACAGTATTTAAATACCAGTAAATCACGAGGATTAACATACGCCGTATTTAAAGGGAAAAAGAATATCGGTGTTGATGATCTTAATTTCCCAATATCAGAAGAAATTATTCGTATCGTTCCCATTGTGATGGGGAGCAAAAGAGGTGGTGTTTTTCAGACTATTTTTGGTGCCGTCCTTGTTGCTGCCGCTATATGGCTACCTTGGGGTTCCGCATTATGGGCCAGTAACCTTTTATTTGCTGTTGGCGCATCAGTAGCTATCGGCGGTGTTATCCAAATGCTTTCACCTCAGCCAAAAGGCCTTGCAATGCAAGATCAGGGTGAAAACAAACCTTCGTATGCATTTGGCTCTCCTACTAATACCGTTTCTCAAGGTTACCCTGTGCCAGTGCTTTATGGCGAAAGAACTATTGGTGGCGCCATCATTTCTGCAGGTATTTATGTAGAAGATCAGCAATAAATCTATTTGGAATAATCTAATGAGAAAAACAATTCACGGTCAAAAAGGGGGCGGTGGTAGTCCTCGTGTGCCTGTTGAGCAACCTGATGATTTGCAATCTATTGCTAAAGCAAAGTTACTCATTGCCTTGGGTGAGGGAGAATTTGCCGGAGAGTTAACGGCACAAAATATCTTCCTTGATGGCACACCGTTAGAAGACACTGAAGGAAATGCAAATTTTAGTGGTGTGACGTGGGATTTTAGACCAGGCACACAAGCACAGACTTATATTCAAGGATTACCTAGCGCTGAAAATGAGATCAATGTTGGCTCTACGATTTCGAGTAAAACACCATGGGTTCACACATTTACCAATTCACAATTATCGGCTATTCGAGTTCGTCTAAAGTGGCCCTCATTATTCAAGCAAGAAGATAATGGGGATTTGGTGGGTAATGAAGTTAAATACGCTATTGATTTACAAACCGACGGTGGTAGCTGGAAAACCGTTATTGACAGTGCTGTGAAAGGAAAAACGACATCAGGTTATGAGAGAGCGCACAGAATTGATTTACCTGAATCGACAACATCATGGTCACTACGTGTTAGAAAAGTCTCTAATGATGCTAATAGCAGTAAAATCGGTGATACGGTTGTTTTGCAAAGCTACACTGAAGTCATTGATGCTAAATTTACCTATCCTCATACAGCGTTACTTTATATTGAGTTCGACTCTAAACAATTCAACGGCTCTATTCCGCAAATAACGTGCAAACCGAAAGGGCGCATAATCCGAATACCCTCAAATTACAATCCTATTGATCGCACCTATACGGGTGTATGGGATGGTTCCTTTAAATGGGCATGGACCAATAACCCCGCATGGGTTTTCTACGATATTGTTATCTCTGATAGATTTGGTCTTGGACAACAAATAAATCAACAACAGATTGATAAATGGGAGTTATACCGTATAGCGCAGTATTGCGATCAATTGGTACCCGATGGGAAAGGTGGTGATGGCACAGAACCGCGTTATGTCTGTGATGTTTATGTGCAAGATAGAAATGAAGCATATAACGTGTTACGTGACTTTGCAGCCATCTTTCGAGGAATGACCTATTGGGGTGGCGGTCAGATTGTGACATTAGCGGATATGCCTCGTGATATTGATTATAGCTATACCAGAGCTAATGTGATTGATGGCAAATTTATTTATTCAAGCAGTAGCAGTAAAGAAAAGTATTCCACGGCATTGGTTTCGTATTCAGATCCGCAAAATGGATATGCTGATGCAATGGAGCCAGTGTTTGAACCTGATTTAGTTTCTCGGTTTGGGTTTAATCAATTAGAAGTTACCGCAATTGGTTGCACCCGACAAAGTGAAGCCAATAGAAAAGGGCGCTGGGGAATACTGACAAACAATAAAGACAGAATGGTGACATTCTCTGTCGGGTTAGATGGGAACATTCCGCAACCTGGTTATATTATTGCTGTTGCTGATGAACTATTGTCAGGAAAAGTCACTGGTGGTCGAGTAAGTGCCATCGATGGCAGAAATATCACGTTAGACCGTGTTTCAAGTGCTGTGAGTGGTGATCGATTAATTCTCAATCTTCCTTCAGGGCAATCGCAAGCAAGAACGATACAAACAGTATCAGGGAAGGTGATCACGGTTACAACGGAATACAGTGAGACACCAGAGACAGAATGTGTGTGGGTTGTTGAATCAGAAGAACTGTATGCACAACAATATCGCGTTGTTAGTGTCACTGAAAATGAATCGAATCAATTTACTATTACCGCCATTCAGCATGATCCCAATAAATATGAACATGTTGATTCTGGTGCGTTGATTGATGAAAGGCCCATTAGCGTTATTCCTCCTAATAATCAGCAAGCTCCGAAAAACATTGTCATTGATTCTTACTCAATCGTCAGTCAAGGCGTTAGCTTTGAAACAATGCGAGCACAGTGGCCACAAGTTGAAAACGCAATCTCTTATGAGGCGCAATGGCGTAGAAACGAAGGCAATTGGGTCAATATGCCTCGAAGCTCCATTAACTCTATTGAGGTTCCTAATGTTTATGCCGGTCGATATTTAGTCCGTGTTCGAGCTATTAATGCTTCTGAGATCTCAAGCGGATGGGGATATTCTGACGAAAAAACGTTAACCGGAAAAATGGGTAACCCACCCAAACCGGTTAACTTTAGAGCGTCGCCCTTAGTATTTGGCATTAAGCTAGACTGGGGGTTTGGTGAAAACACCAGTGATACGTTAAAAACTGAAATCCAGCACAGCAAAACCAATGATGGTGAAGGTCTGATGCTGTTATCTGATGTTCCTTATCCATCTAAAACCTATGAAATGGCAGGTTTATCCGCAGGCGTAGCATTTTATTTTAGAGCAAGGCTGGTGGATAAAACAGGTAATCAATCCGAGTGGACTGAGTTTATTCGGGGAGAATCTGAGTTTGATGTAGGTACGATATTACCAGAGCTTGATGGACACTTCATGTCATCAGAAGCTGGCCAGCAACTCGGTGAACGCTTGAATTGGAATGCTGAAACAGCGCTTCTTCTTAGTAACGCTGATTCTCAACTATCACGTAGTTTGTTAGTGAAACACGGTCAATCACAAGCTGGAATCAAAGAGCTATGGCAAGTACGTGCAACGGATAACGAAGCATGGGCACAGGAAGTTAAAGAAATTTACTCCGCGGTTGGTGACAACAAATCTGCAATTAAAGAGACCCAAACTTCAATTACTGAGTTAAATAAGGCGTTCGGTCAAACAACTACGGAGATCCGCACAGAGTTAAAAACAACTAACCAAAATTTAGCCGACACCAATCAGAAGTTAGGCAATACAGATAAGGAGCTTGTTCGTGTTGCTGCGGACGTGGTAACAAACAAAGAGGCGATATCTAAAACAGATAAAGCGCTCGCTAAATCAGAGGAACAAATTCAGGTTAAATTTGGCGAACAAGAAGGTTTGATTAAGCAGAAAATGCAGGCTGAATTTAGTCAGACCGGTGACGGTGTTGTCACGCACTCAATTAATATCACGATTGTTCATGACAAAGTTAAATATAACGCAGCAGGGCAAGTGATTAGTGCTCAAGTTAAGAATGGCAAGCTTGAATCATTCTTTGGTTACAATGCGAATAACTTCGCTTGGTATAACCCTGCAAATGGCAAGATGGAATTATTCATGTATGCCAAGAACGGGCAATTTTTTGTTCGAGATTTATTTATCGAAGACGGCTCGATTACAAATGCAAAAATAGGGAATGTTATTCAATCAAATAATTATGTGGCTGGAAAATCAGGCTGGATAATTAATAAAAATGGATATGCTGAATTTGAGAATGCAAAATTTAGAGGAGAAATTAAAGCCACTAAAGGCACAATGAATAATGTGATTATTGACAAGGATTGTGAAATTAAGGGCACTTTAAAAGTGGAGAATATCGAAGGTGACATAGTTAAGTTTTATTCTCTTGGTAATGGAGAAACAATTACGATACCGGCACAATCTTTTGACCGCATTATTCAAGTTGTCACCATAGCGACGACACATAATAGTAAGTGGTGTCGATTATGGCTAAATGATGATAAGTTCTTTGAAATTAAAAATGGTGGAAGTTATGAAGAATTTACTTATTGGAATTCTCCATCAACAACGTTAAAAGCGAATACACCAGGCGTATTTAGATATGACAGCGAAGATAGATATTTCAAAATAACACTATTAGCCTGCAAGCAATAAGGAAATAAATCATGATATACACAACAGGCACAGTTTCTACTGTGTCAGGGTCTGCTATTGTCCGCGGAACTGGCACTAAATTTAAAAATAATAATCCAGCCATTAATGTCGGAATGACTATTTTAATTAAATCAGGAAATACTAATATTCCGTATATGATTAAATCTGTTAATTCCAACACTGAATTAGTATTAGCACAGCCTGCATTAGCCACCACAACTAACACCATATTTTCAATTCATATTACTGAGCCAGATAATAATAGTGATGCAGCTAGAACCATGGTCGCCATAAATGCGTACACGCAATATTTTCTCGATGCGATGAATACATGGATGAGTGAAACAGGGCAAACAAAAATTGAAATGCCAAATGGTGAAGTTATCACACTCGATAGCATTAAGAAGATGCAAGGGGATATTGCTAATCGAGCTGATAAATCAACAAATACAGTTCAATTATTTTCTGGTGGCATCAAGGCTCAATTCGCTGATGCAGTAAGAGGAAATGATTATTTTGGTATTCGAGTGCATACAAATGGCACATCAGCTCTATATGGTTTTAAGAATGGCTCTGGATTTGATTATACATTTCCTACTTATACAGGGGAGGTTGTTTTAAAACAAGGAAGTTACATAGTTAATTATGCGACGAATGACTGGCCGGGGATAAGGCTTTATAAAGCCAGTGGTGAGTATGTCACTTTGGAAGGTAGCTCTTCTTCATCAACACTCGCTCAACTTGTTTATAGAAACTCTGGTGGTAACAACGTTGCTGTTGTAGATATACCCAAGAAAGCTGGCACAGTCATGCTTGTTGGGGATTATGGATTAGGTGGTAATCATTTATCTGGGGTGGGAAGACCAGCAAAATTATTAGGGGATTTACCATCTGGCTTTTATGGATACGTTACTCCACAAGATATTCCTGCTAATACAACTGTGTATGGAGATTTCATTCGTCTTAATTATAATTCGGGAAACTATCAAAATATATTAATGCCTAATTATGGCAATGACTTTATGGTAATACAAAGGGTCTCAGATTCTAGTGTTTCAAATGTTAAGGTAATGACGTCTAATATGTGGACTGTTGATAGCAATGGATTTTATAAACGTGCATCTCCTGTTATCAACATCAATACAGATGGCGCATTTACAACTAACGACGAATCAGAAGGCTCTACGGTTACTCGAGTAGCTCAGGGTGCATATCTCATTAAAGGGGTACTGGGCTTTAATGCCGATGCAGGCTGGGGCGGTGTCGATGGCGGTATTGAAATTCCACTCGATGTCAATAAACAGCCACTTATTTGGGTAGACTCTGAAATTAACAAAGACGGTTCTATTCTCGTCAAAACCTATCATCGCACTCATCCTAATGCACCTAAGTTCGCCCGTAATGATATTGACGGCTTCAACGATGGCGACCCGATTGATATCCCAGCCGGCCGTTTTATTTCCGTGCGTGTACAGATGCCAGAAGGCTCAATCTATAACGTGAGAATGCGTGAGATGGAAGAGGCGCAGAAAGCGGAAGAAGATTAGTAATCTACTAAATTAACTAAAATCGCTTACTATTCTAATAAAAAATAGAGCTCAATTATTTTTTAGTTCTGCATCATTTGTATTTTTAAGTAATTCATGATGCTCTATTTTTTCTGCATTATACCCAACAGTTATTTTGATTTTCTAACTTTAAGAAATAAATACCAAGGCGTTATGTTTAGGTTTATGTGTTTTAATAAACCTGATGGGCTGAGGATTAAGCGAATTCAATATACGGTGATTGACGATGCTACACAGGTTAGGTCTCATAAAACTTATGAGAGACATAATCAGGTTCATGCTATTGATTTTATCGATTATGTTATTAGTAAATTTTCCTTTAGGATTAAAACGGTTAGAACGGATATAGCACGAATTTCATCAATTAATTGATGAAAAAGATGATGTTGATTTACATGAAAATTTAGCTGAATGAGAGGCATTTTATAATTTTCATTGCCCCCCACTCAGTTCATGTTGGTAAAACACTGACGAAGTGTTAAAATAAGCTTGGTCTTTAAAATTAAACGTCAGCCAAGGTTTTGGATAACACAAATAAAAGTATCAATATTATAAATATTCTAACCAATTTTACTATGTATTTCGATTAACTTATTAATTAATGTTGAATGAAATGTAGATATATCAGAAATTCTTTTTTCCCGAGATTCTTCAGTGTGATTAAATACCCTCTCTTCTAAATCATCACAGATTTCTTCAAGCGTTTCAATACTATCATTCAGTAATTTAAAGCTATTAAATAAATATAATGAATCTCGTAACTCTCCTAGTTTAGGTAACAGAGAGTTACTTAAAGCGTCCTCAAACATATCAGAAGGCATTGATATTGACTCTTTAAATGTTTTAACGACATCAAATGCTAATCCATTTATTTTTGGCATAATAACTTCTCTTACCCAGTATCCTTCATTAATTGCTTCTTTACGTTCATTTTTATGTTGAATGTACGGAATACCAAAAGAAGAAGCTAATGCCACAATAGAAATGATGATTGAAAACCATTCAGGGCCATTTTCTGGCACTTTTATTACATTAAATATCTTTTGGGTTGTTGAGGGGAAATGATAAGAATTATCATTTTTCGATGAACTTTCATTTTCTAATAAAAATGATTTATCAAAGCGTATTTTTTCAAGTTCAGCTTTTGTCGAACTTTCATTTGAATTTAGCGTTATCACAATTGGATGTGATATCCTTTCGATTGTTGTATCTAATAACGGGAACTCATTATTAAATGGAGTATTGTTCGGATAATGGATAGATTCATTTTGAGAATCTGCTATAACGGAACATGCGTTTGAAAAAAAAAGAATGACAGATAGCACTGCCATTCTTAATGGAGAACTCATTTTAAAAGAAAGGTTCATTTTTATGCAAACCTCTCCTTACAGCACGATCTAATTCTGAAAGCATACCTTCTTTATATTCATTCCCATCTAGAAATATTTTACTATAAAATTCACTAGGAGAAGAATAATTCGGTAAAATAGTTTCAAGCATTCCTAAAAAATATGAACTTGAAATCACAATTCCCTTAGGGATTGATAGATAAAATTTGTCATACTGTGGTGATTTAAAGTTGTTGACACCAAAAAAATTAAATGCTTCGCGTCCATTCGAACGGCCTGCAAAGAGTTTTTTATTGCTATTTTTAACCAACTTATTGAAGTCTATAATGATATCTGACATTTTCATATACCTATTCCTCAAGTTCTCTGAGTCGCATTTTCTGGTAGAGGGAAGCGAATATTGATCATTACACCAGGGAATCGAGCGTTCTTCATACGCTTAAGATAGGTGCGATCAGGTTCAGATTCAAGTCCTATGTTGTTAAATGGATAAGTAAATATATCACTCTCATCATTATTTGCTAATTTTTGCTTTAATTTGTATGAGCCATCGAAGTTAATGTGAGTATTACCCGATACTAAGGTCATTCTTATACAACCTTTGATATCTTTTTTCATTTTTTTTAGACTATCGTGCATATCTTGGAATAGTTTAAGTAATTCTATAGTTCCAGTTCCCGAACTATCTGTTTCTTTTTCATTTTGACAACTTACTCGTCCCTGTAGTGCAGCAATAGTAACTAATCCTTCTCTAAACATTCCTTTTTTGTTTAAATGTTTGTTTACATATGGATTTACTTGTTTATTTAACGAATAATGCTCTTCTGGTAGCTCATCGAATGTTTCATCAATAGTTTTTCCAAAATTAAAAACAGCTATTTCACAGATAGGGCTGCGAAGATTATTGTTTACAAACCCTCTCAGATACCATCGAGGACGTTGTTTTAAAGCACAGTGTCTTTCGGCATTATCGAGTAGTTCCCCCATACATGAGGTTAAGTGTTTTTCGGCATCAAGAGTAAGCTTTAAGCTATGATCATTTAAGCATCTATTAATATATTTAGTGAATTTTTCTGCTGTAATATTCTTTGTATCCAGCGCAAACGCAGAAGCATTTTCTTTCCCAATACTATCAGCTGAAAAAATTCTTTGCTTGGGGTTGATTTTTTTTGATGATTCAGTTGCATCTAAGACTTTTCCGGGGTTCGTATTATTTATCTCTTTAACAAGACCAATATCTCTAATAATTTCAAGATACTGTTCATCTTTAGGGTAAACACCATTAATTAAGATCATAGAGTCTCTATAGTTAATGTTGTTATGGCGAGCAGCTGTTAATGCTACTCCAAGCAAGCATTCAAGTCCTAAACAGTGCGTTTTATTTCTTCTATAATTAAATAAATAGGATTTCTTTTCACCTCTTGCAACTAATTTTGTTGCTGCACTAATGAAAAGCAAAGAATTTTCTGGATTATCATATAGGTCAAAATATTTAGGAATTACTATTTTTTCTGCATTTTGACGCAAAATAGAGGAATCATATTCTTTAATGGTAGATATATCCTCAATGAATGATACGACCTGATTCTGAATAGGAATAGATTCATTTGCAAAACGTAGTTTCTTATTTTCACATGTTCTCGATTTTTTTTTATTCTTTCTTTTTACGCTAAAAATAAATCGTAGCCATCCACGCAAGAAGGCATCCCTTGAATTTTTTCTATTTTTTTTCTGCATTTTACAGTCTCAATATGATAGTCGGTATTTCGCTGATAGTATTAGTATACTTTCAGTTATTTTTTTTTCATCATAGAAATGAATAAAATAAAAGTCTTATCTGTCTTTTTATTAAAGATTTATATTGTGGCTGAAATATTTCTCATTTCCATCATGTTTTTAAAATAATCACACAATATATTAATAACTTTTCAGGATTTTATGCGTGTTTAATTTAAATACCTCAGTGGATTTATGTCTCGTTTGATATATCTAATAGCAAATATATTCTTTATCTCTTATACGAGCTTATATATTTAATCTATGGTTATCAAAACCAATAAAAGTATTATGGTAATCAACTAGTTATAAAAATGCATAATCACTGTCTTTTAAGTCTATTAAGAGTGAATATACCTTAATAAACAAATAGTTAATAATAGCGGTTTTATATAATGCTACGCCACATGGGCTGGACAGAAGCCGCTGATTTAATCATTAAAGGTATGGAAGGCGCAATTGCCGCTAAGACTGTAACTTATGATTTCGAACGTCAGTTAGAAGGTGCTAAACTGCTGAAATGTAGCGAGTTTGGTGACGCGATTATCAAACACATGTAATATAATTAGTGTTGTGAATTGATTACGGGAACTTAAGGGTTCCCGTTTTTGTTACAGGATTTTTTATGAGTGCGTGTAACGTGTTGATGCGTATTTTTGTATTAAAAGTAGCCTAATGTAGCAAAACCAAACAAACAATGAATAAAACGTAAGTGTTAAAATCAACACGTTAAAAGAGGCGATAAGGTTTTGTTTATGGCGAAATGGAAAAGAAAGAAAATAATCTGCAAACCGCATGATAAACGTGGCGAAAATTATCATTTGCAGATTATCTGATGAATTAAAATAAGGTCAGAAATAAGATTAACACGCGATGGTTATCCATTCTTTTCCACGAACATCATTATAACGGTCTGTCTGTGCTCGAGTGGCATGTCCTAATAACGCTTGCGTATCGATACCCTGTTTTCGATATAAACGTTCTGATAATGAACGTTGCTCATGAAAGGAAGCTGGCATTCCTTCACCCCAATCAATATTGGTTTTATTTCTTGCTTTGGTGAAATTCGTTGTCATCGTATTTGCGGTGACAGGGCCTCCTCGTTGCCCTTGTGATGTAGTCCGAAAATAGTGAATTAAATAGTGGCTTACCACGCGATCACGACAGCGGTCAACGATTTCTTTAAGTGAAACATTGATGGCTTGATTGCGTAAAGAAAGGGGAATGGCCACTTTAGCCCCCGTTTTTCCTTGAACAACATGTAAATGGTCATCCCAAATATCTTGAAAACGCATTCGTGAGATATCGCTAATGCGCTGACCTGTTACGAGAGCAAGGAGCATCGCATTACCCATATAACGATGTTGCTTGTCCGCTAAATCATAAATCTGATGCCACTCATCTAAAGTCAATCTTTGACGTTTTATCCGAGTTTTTGGCCTTTTGGTTGCCAATGCGGGGTTATAACCTGGTGGAACTTCACCCGCATGTTGTGCTTCTTTAAAAATATCACTAAAAACGGATCTAACGACCTGTGCCATTCTGTGCTGACCATTAGATTTATATTCATCCAGAATTTCAGCAATATCTCTGGCATCAACAGCGGGTAATGGTTTCATGGATAAGGCTTGCCTCATTAAATCTACCGGCTTCCTTTTTTGTTTATATGTATTCGGTTTTATATCACCTTCCTTTAAACGCTCTTCTTGAATAATCCAGTATTTATCCAA